GGTTCAATTCTCACCAGTCTTCAAAGCTATAGCAGAACTTAAGAATAAGCTCAATAAAATAAAAGGCATGAAATAATGTCACCACTAGATAAACCAAATCAACCGTATACAAGCTCGCCGATGTCATACACATCTCCTATGCCTAGCATAATACCGGATATAAGTATTCGTGGGGAGTCTTGGGATCAGTTGGTTCAAAATAGAGGGATTCACTTTATTCACAAGATGGCTGCTCCGTGTCCAAACATGAAAAAACTTAATGATAACAACCATGAACCAGAGTGTCCTTTCTGTGATGGTAGTCAGATCTTGTATATACAAGAGAAAGAGATAATTGGTACTTTCAGTAATAACTCATTAGAGAAGCTATTTGAGGTCCAAGGTGTTTGGGAGGTAGGAACCGCTGTTATAACCTTCCCGACTGAATATAATGATGGAGAGCAAGCTGACTTCAACGTGTTCGATAAACTCATATGTCCAGACTTTCAGATAAGACTAACTGATCTAAAAGAATACGAACCTAACATGGTTGGACAAACGAGTCTCAAGTATCCTGTAATACGTATATCAGATATGTCATCTGTAGTTAATGGTGCACTAAAAAAATACGTTCAAGGTGTTGATTTTACTATAGTTGGTGGCAATATACAGTGGATACCAGGAAAAGCTCCTAGTTATAACAACATAGAAGAAATGGGTGAAGTACTATCTATAACCTATTCTGCAAACCCCGTGTATAATGTACTTCAGAATATGCATGAGATACGAGCAACACAACAGATGGTCAATGGACAGAAGGTTGCAAAGAGATTGCCTCAACATGTTCTAGTTAAGAGAGATTTTTTATTTAAACCAGATTCTAAGGAACTCTAGGCTTGCATTTGAGATATAATGATTAAGCATTAGAGATATTTGGAGCAGTATGCCAAAAGCAGCTAGTAAAAAGCAATATAGATTCATGATGGCAATAATTCATGGCAAGGGTGAATGTACCCAAGGCAGAGGTTGTCCACCTAAATCTGTTGCTGAAAAATATTCAGGCAACAAAGATGCACCTGAGAGTAAAGACAATAATCGAGGCGGAGACTGGACAGAAGGGCATCACAAGGCTCATGCTGAAGATAAGAAGAAACAGAAGAGTTCAAAGAAACACCTAAAGAAAGCTTTTGATCAATACTACAATGGAAGAGGTGTTGGTGTTATCGTAACTGATGACAGTGGCAAAGTTCTAGTTGGTAAAGGTGACGATGGAAAGTGGCAAACTCCAGGTGGACACGTCGAGCCAGGCGAAGAGTTTCAAGAAGCTGCAGTAAGAGAGTTAGCTGAAGAGACACACGTTAAAGCTTCTAAACTAAGAGAAATCGGTCATACTAAGATAAATGGAAACGACGCTAAAGTATTCCACACTAACTCCTTCTCAGGAAGTCCTATAGATACAGAAGAATTAAAAGATCTACAGTTTGCGTCATTGAGTAGCATACTAGATTGGGATCTACGTGATTGTTCTAGAGTTGGTCTTGAGATGTATGCTAGATCTTCTTTAAATAAGTCTAAAAAACTATCAGATATGATTGTCTTAGAGAAGCTAAATAAGAACATCATGCGTGGTGGAGATGGTCGATCTGCTGTAATGGATGTCAGTCACGGTGAAGCTCTAAGACTAGTTGGAAACGGCTGTTTCAGAATGCTTCAACAAGCTACTAAAGACATGAAGGATGAAGACTTCAAAGATGTAAAGATTGATTCATATACTATAAGTATTAGAAAGCATATGAACGATGTTTACTCTGGTCGAATAACAGATGGACAAAAGGTCATTCATCAGTTCACTAATAAGTCCTTACCACAGTTGTGTGCAGATGTGATGTCTGTATTTGAGTGGTACTCAGATGAAGATGAAAAAATCTTTGATATACTAGATGAACAGTCTTTACCAGATGATGCTATATTTGGTGGACTAGAGCAACTAAGTGAGAACTATAAGAAGCACAATATCGCAAATATCTATACAGAGATGGAGAACATCCGTAAAGAGATTCGTACAGGTAACGCAGTAGATCTTCAGCAAGTTGAAGATAAGATAATGAAGCTATTTGATAAATTAGAGAACTCAGTACTAACTATTGTAGACAACCACAATAAGTTAAATCAAGACGCTGGGACAGAGATCGAATCATTAGAAGCTAAACTTAGAGAGCTACAAGAAAAAGTAGATGAACTAGGTAAGAAGCCTTCTAAGGTTGAAGTTGTTCAATCTAAGAATGTAGACCCTAAGAAAGTCTATGACAACCAATACATGTATCTTCCTAGACCAAAAATAGAAATAAGCAAAGAAGGCAGTATATCCATATCTTTTGATAAAGAGTGGACTGACATGGAGAAGTCTAATTTCTTAACTGATGTGAAAGCTAAGATCGTTAAGAACAGGGGCGAGTAATGTTAGATGCTACGACTGAGCTTGATAGGTTAAAGAATTTACTTAGACTAAAAAACATGCCTGAGCATATGGCTCAAGAAATATGTCAAGAAGCTTCTGCTGAAATAAGCGATACCGTAATAGATCTAATAAGTGATGCAATGAGCAGTGCAGTAAGTGCTGGTGCAGAGGTTGACTCTTCTAATTTTGTTAGAGAAGTTATGTCTGTAAGACATGGACATAGCTTTGAGATAGCAACTAAGTCTGGTCGTGAAAACTTCTCAGAACCAGCGTTCCCTATGTTGCCTAAACTTTTAGCTAATGCTAAAGTTGCTAAAGATGGTAGTCTATTTAAAGTGATACCACTTAAGCAGAAATCAAGCTCTTCAACTTTAGCAGTCACAACAGAAGAAGCATTTAAGAATATTAATAATAGCAGAGAGATTCTTAAAGAGCAAAGACGAGCAAAGATGAAAGAGAACAGATCGCAGTCTATGAATCCGCTTGAAGGATTAGAGGGTATCGGTCCAATGCTTGCATCTAGTCAAGGTGAAGCTAGAAAGATGAAAGAGACTCAACGTGGACCAACTAACTTCAAAACAGTATCTAGTAAGCAAAACGCTAATACTCAATGGGTTAAACCAGCCAAAGATGCTGATTTAACAGGTAAACTTAGAGATATAAATAGTGATCTTCAACAAAGCATAGATACGGCTATTGAACAGATCATGAGAAAATATGGAGATATGTACTAATGGCTTTTGTAATGCCTGAAGTTGCTCTACAGAGACTTGTCCAGATTGGCTTATCAAATTTGAGAGCCAATAGACCTGCATTCAATTGTATATTCGATCAATTTCTAAGATCTGATATGCAAGCTTCTTATGGTCAAGCCTATATAGATAAGATCTATAACTGGTTTGTCAACAATAAGACACCAGTACTACAAGCATGGTCATTTGACCCAACTAAGGTCCCGTCTTTTACTATCCATCTAGCCGATGAAAGTGAAGATGAGAGTAAGGCTGCTATATCTGACTATTTTGGTGAAGGTGACACAGCTGAAGTATTGACTGGTGTAAGCACAGTATCTCTAGATATTGGAATACATGCAGATAAGTCAAAAGATCATGTGCTGTGGATGTATTACATACTGACCTATATTCTATATAAAGAGAAGATGGTTGGCCATGGATTAGGTCTGCAATTATATACATTTAGGGCATCTGAGTATAATAAAGAAAGCAAATACATGGCAGATAACGTTTGGTCTAGATGGATACGTTTTCGATGTACTGTTCAAAATTACCTTGATGGCGACATTTACACGGATCATGATTTAGAATTAGACATAAACGCATCTAGTAACTTAGATGACACAGCAATTGACGTAAGTCAATATCGGAGCGGAAATGAGTGATTTGGATAAAGATCTTACTTCTAAGATAAAAGAGATGGAGCAGCAGAAGCGTAGTACTAAAGAAAGCGTTAAGCCAACTCTAGTTCACTTTGAATCTTGGTTTCACCAGAGAAAGCCGCTTATTCCGGAGATGCATAAGAAAGAGATCCTTCAGGCTGACTTTAAGGCCAGGGGTGTAGATCTAGAAGCGACTATGGAGCAATTTGATAAAGCCTTAAGACTGTATGGTGTTAAGATTTAGCTAAATGCACCTGTTATAATAACTGAAGCAATGAACGATATAATTTAGGAGATTATCATGGCAATTAACGTGTCTTTCAACGGAGCAACAATCTATAGGCCTGGTGCTTATTCAAAATTAAATATAGATTTAGGCGGAAGTTTTCCACTTGGAGCGACTGGTCTAGTTGCTATATTCGGAGAGTCAACTAGAGGTAAACCTGGTGCAGATGAGTCCACCATCTCTAGAAACGTCTTCTTACCTAATCAACTTGCAGAAGTTAGACAGAAATATGGTTCTGGTCCGATTGTCGATGCAATGAATTTCTTATTTGCTCCAGCTTCTGACGGAGCAATCCCGAATGGTGCTCAAGCAGTATACATCTATAAAACAAATTCTTCAACTAGAGCTAGTCTATCTTTAGCTAACTCTTTCGGTGAAGTACGATCTCTTGAATACGGAGTCGGTGGTAACACTGCTACGTTATCAGTTATTGAAACTCAAGAAGAAGCACCTATGGTTGCTTCATCTGCAGTGTTTGATGAAACAGCTATCTTATCTGGCTCTTTTGATCTACTAGTTAACGGTGTTAAAACTGCCGTAACTGTAGCATCTGTTCCTGCTGGTGCAGGTAGTGCTGCTGCATTCGTTGCTGCGATCGATGCTCAAATGCCTGCTGGCGTAACTGCTAGTCAAGCAACTGGATCTGTTGACGGTGCTCTTAAACTTCAGATTGAAGTTGATGCAGATGCTTTAGCTAACAGAAAAGGTTGGGGAAAATCACTTGCTCTTAAAGACGGAACCGGTGCTCCACTTGCTGCTATGAGTTTAGCTGAAGGTCTTGAAGTTTCTGCTGTTGAAGCTTCTATGATTGTTACAGTTAAACAAACAAGAGACCTAATACAAGAGCAAGATGCTGTTGGTGGTAACGTTGTTCTTCAAGTTGGATACGATGGTGCGAGTGCAGCTGCTTCAGTTGAGGTATCTGATACTCAAGTTATTCTTACTGCTGCTTCAGTCGTTACTTTAGATAAGAGTGCTTACCCTACAATGATTCAATTGGTTAATGCAATCAATATCAATGCTGGATGGAAAGCTTCTTTAAGTAGCACGCTCTATAATTCGCTATCTCCTTCAGTTCTTGACCAAGTTGATGTTGGTGCTAAATCTTCAGATGCAGCATCTATGAAGCCTGCAAGAATTAAGAAAGACGCTTCTGAAATTGCTCAGATGTTTGCTGAATCAAGCATTGTAGATATTGCAAGTCAATCTAGTACTGGTCTAATGGATGCATTGAGCGAAACTGCTCTTGCTGGTGGTGTACTTGGTTCTACTACTTCTGCTGATGTTGTAGAAGCTCTTGCTGCTTTTGAAGAAATCAGAGTTAACGCAGTTATTCCTTTATTCTCAAGAGATGCTATCGTTGGTTCAGATACTGCTAGTGGTGATGTTGCTGACAATCTTACAGATGTAGCTTCTTCTTACACTATCTTAGGTATTCATCAAGCAGTTAAGACTCATTGTCAATTGATGAGCACAACTAAGAATAGAAGTGAAAGACAAGCTTACCTTTCTTACAAGAATAGCTTTAGTGCTTGTAGAGATAGAGCTGCACTACTTGCTGACCCTAGAATCCAACTTGCTATACAAGATACAAGAAACATTGATTCTCAAGGTAATATCAAATGGTTCCAACCTTGGGCCCAAGCTTGTATGCTTGCTGGTGCTCGTTCTGGATCTCCAATTGGTACACCTTTAACATTTAAGTTCTTTAACTTAAGTGGAATTCGTCATACTGCTCAATCTATGTCTACTGCTGAAGAAGATATCGTGATTGACTTTAATCCTAATTCAAAATACCAAGAAGCAATTCAGAATGGTATTACTTTCTTTGAACAGCCTCAATCAGGTGGAATCCGCTGTCTATTAGATAATACAACTTATCAAAAAGATGGTAACTGGGTTTATAACCGTGGTAACGTAATGTACGCTGCTGATGTTCTTTGTTTTGATTTCAGAAATCAAATGGAAAACATCTATGTAGGTAAGAAGAATAATGTAAGTTCTGTTGAGATAAGATCTACAGCTGCTTCAATCTTGGATACGTACCTTGCTCAAGGCATTACAGTATCTACGGGCGCTGCTCCTGGTGGATATAAGGATCTTACAGTTAAAATCAGTGGTAACACTATCAACATCAGCTTAACAGCTGTACTTGTTGAAGGTATTGATTTTATCTTGAATGATATTACAATCACTAGAGTTCAAGCTTAATACTAATAGTATAATAAAAAGGCCAACGTAAGTTGGCCTTTAATTAAAGAGGTATCGTGGAAAAGCTATTAAAATTAGAACAAGAACTTAAGAAAGCTAAAGAAGAGCTAGTAAAACTCATGTCTTCTGGCACGTCAGCTCCTGGTAGCGTAAACAGTACAGGTGGTACTTCTATTGCTTCTCAGATAGGCTTTGGTAAAAAAGAAGAACACGAAGACGAAGAGGAAGATAAAGAGATGGTCGCTGAGGCCTTAGATCAGCATAATGAAAAGAAACATGGAGAGAAGAAAAGTAAGAATTCTGCTCAAAAAGACATGGGTCTTAAAAAGAAAGAGCTTATGAAGTCTCTACCTAATGGACAGTGGTCCCTAGGCGAAGCTTAATAGCCTCTTTAAATAAGAAGTTTAAAATAAGCCCTCGAAAGAGGGCTTTTTTAATTTAACTATATAAATGATATAATATACTAGTTTACATAAGTAAACATCAAATTCTAGGTAAGTGGAACCGAACCACAGGAGATTTTATGGCTGGACAAAAGCCTTCTTTTATTACTGGTGCAAATGCTAAGATCAAGATTGGAAGTCTTACTATGGCCTACGCACAAGATGTTAGTTACTCTATCGAAGTGTCAACTATACCCGTTGAAACTATTGGTCGTTATGAAGTAGTAACAAATGAGCCTATTGCTTATTTTGTAAGTGGTACTTTAAGTGTTATTCGATATACTAAGAGCGCAGCAAGTTTAGCAGGATCTGCTACAATTTCTGGCGTTGCTAGCACAGGTAACTCTGTAAACAATTGGAACGACGCTCAGGCTGGTAACATAGGGCATCACTTTGATCCAGCTAATTTAATATCTTCAAAGACATTTGATCTAGAGATCTTCTCAAAGGTACCAGGCGATACCGTTGCTGGTGCTACGCCAACTACTCCAGGTAATACTGAGTCTATCATCAAGATTCGTGATTGTCGTATGACAAGAAAACAAGGTTCAGTAACTAAGCGTGGACTTATCACAGATCAATTTGCTTTCAGTGCTGTACTTGCAAATAATGATGATGAGACGGCTGTTGGTACATCTGGTGATCCAGATCTTCAATAGTCTTTAAGGTAAAAGGATGTAAATGGCTGGTGTAATGCCTTCATTCATAACTGGTGCAAATGCTAAGATAGTTATAGACGATATAACTATAGCATTTGCACAAGATGTGTCATATCAGGTATCTGTCGGCACCATTCCTATTAGAGGGATGGGTAAGTTAGAGGTGTCTACACACGAGCCTGTATCTTATAATGTGACTGGATCTATTACTGTTGTAAGATATACTAAAGATGCGGGTTCTGCTTTTGCTAGATCGTTTGAAGTTCAGATGCAAGATACAGACAATAATACTGGCACACCAAAAGTGCCGGTGATAGTAGAAGTACCTGCTGATCGTAGAAAACTAATCAATGGTGCAAACGAAAAAGGTAACTCCGTAGATAGATGGAATACTAAGAGTAGTAACATAGGTTCGCACTTGAATCCAGGTAAAATACTATCATCGCTAACGTTTGATCTAGAAATTGTTGCTAAGATAAGACCAACAAGTGAAACAAACACCGTAAGTACAGAATTAGAGTCAGTTGTTAAAGTTAGAGATTGCCGTATTACTGGCAAAACTGGATCTTTGAGTAAACGCGGACTCATGATGGATCAGTTCTCATT